GTCATATAAAGGATGACCTGTATGCTTGCTCACCAGAGCAGATATATCTTTACGGGGACAACAAGTCACACCTTGACTACTGCTTTGTACAGCCAGTTGTTAATGACGATGATTGGTCATCTCAGAAGGAGAAGCCACTTACTGGTATACTTAGGTATGGCAACAAGACGCTTGAAGAACACGATGTACACCCAGGAATGGTTGTGGGGTTTACCCCAGAGTCCGAGTTTGAGTTTGTGGTGGACGGTGAACTATTATATTGTATGAAATCTAAAAATATTGCTTTGACCTATGGAGACGAAGGAAGCGAAACTAAGTATAATCCAAGCTGGACGAACAGCGGTTGAGGAGCTAATTAAGGTAGCTAGGGAGCCGATAGTTACTGGTGGTGAGGATGATGTATCAGCGGACAGATTAAAGAACGCTGCGGCTACTAAAAAGCTTGCAATATTTGATGCCTTTGAAATCCTAAATAGGATTAACGAGGAGGAGAATATGCTGAACAACGTAGAAAAGGTTGAGGCACCAAAAAAGGTGTTCTCTGGTTTTGCTGAAAACAGGTCTAAGAAGTAATGTACGAACAGACGCTAGTAAATATAGTTGATGACCACATAAAGCCACACGTTCTGAAGAGGATGAACAAGGGTAAGAAGTGGAAGTATGGTTATAACAAGGACCACGATGTTGTGGTTATAAGTAAGACTGGACAGGTTGGGGATATATACGAAATACAGGGGCTTAAGATAGCCTTACCAACTGAGTCAAATGTGACTAGGTTTAGTGAAAGTAAGTGGGAGTATACACCATACCCGAAGGAGCTGTCTAGGTTTAAGAGTGTTTTTGATTGGAACGAGGCACCAGATGAGTTTAAGAACAAGTGGTTTGACTACATAGACACAGAGTTTACCAGAAGGGAAGAGGGTTTTTGGTTTGTGAACAACAAGAAGCCAATATATATAACTGGCTCTCATTACAACTACCTTCAGTGGTCTAAGATAGATATTGGTAAGCCAGACTTCAGAGAGTCTAACAGATTGTTCTTTATATTTTGGGAGGCTTGTAAGGCTGACCACAGAAGCTACGGGATGTGCTACTTAAAGAATAGACGCTCTGGTTTTTCTTTTATGTCATCAGCAGAAACTGTAAACTTAGCAACACTATCTAGTGACTCAAGGTTTGGTATACTGTCTAAGACAGGACCCGATGCTAAGAAGATGTTCACAGACAAGGTGGTGCCAATATCGGTGAACTACCCGTTCTTCTTCAAACCCATACAGGATGGTATGGACAGACCTAAAACAGAGCTTGCGTATCGTGTGCCAGCATCTAAGTTCACTAGAAAGAAGCTGGACAGTAACAACAAGGTTGAGGAAATCACGGGTCTTGACACTACGATAGACTGGAAGAACACGGGAGACAACTCATACGATGGTGAGAAGCTATCCCTGTTGGTGCATGATGAGAGTGGTAAGTGGGAGAAACCCACAAACATACTAAACAACTGGAGGGTTACTAAGACATGTCTGAGGCTGGGTAGCAGGGTGATTGGGAAGTGCATGATGGGTAGCACATCAAACTCTTTGGACAAGGGTGGTGAAAACTTTAAGAAGCTGTACGAGAACTCTGACGTATCAAAAAGAAATGCCAACGGGCAGACGGCATCTGGTCTTTACGGGTTGTTTATACCGATGGAGTGGAACTACGAGGGATACATAGACGAGTACGGATACCCTGTGTTTGAAACACCAGAAGACAAGGTGCTTGACACGTTTGGTAACCAAATACAAATGGGTGTCATTGACTACTGGCAGAACGAGGTAGAGGGCTTAAAGAACGACCAGGATGGTCTTAATGAATTTTACAGGCAGTTCCCTAGAACAGTGGAGCATGCATTTAGGGATGAGGCTAAGAACTCTTTGTTTAACCTCACCAGAATATACCAGCAGATAGATTATAATCAGGACCTTAGAAACACTAACATACTCAGTAAGGGTAACTTTCAGTGGGAGAATGGTATAAAAGATACAAGGGTAATATTCCTACCTAGTAACAACGGAAGGTTTTTAATTTCATGGGTTCCCCCAATAAATCTGCAAAATAGAGTAATACTAAAGAATGGGGTTAAGTATCCTGGAAACGAGCATGTAGGAGCATTTGGTTGTGACAGTTACGACATATCAGGAACCGTAAGTGGCGTAGGTTCAAATGGTTCTCTACACGGACTGACAAAGTTCTCTATGGAGGAGGCACCAGCAAACCACTTTTTTCTGGAGTATATATCCAGACCACAGACCGCTGAGATATTTTTTGAGGATATATTAATGGCTATTATTTTTTACGGTATGCCAATACTTTGTGAGAATAACAAGCCAAGACTTTTATACCACATTAAGAGAAGGGGTTACAGGGGATACTCTATGAACAGACCAGACAGGGTTTGGAACAACCTTTCACAGACAGAAAAAGAGATAGGTGGTATACCTAACTCAAGTGAAGACATTAAGCAGGCTCATGCAGCCGCAATAGAAACTTACATAGACGAGTGTGTTGGTGTCATAGGCGATGACCAGTACGGGGATATGTATTTCGACAGAACATTAAATGACTGGGCAAGGTTTGATATAAACAACAGAACGAAGTTTGATGCGTCTATTAGTTCAGGACTGGCAGTAATGGCCTGTAACAAAAATAGATACGCACCTATAAACAAAGTGGTTAGAAATAACATCAGCCTTGGCTTTAAAAGATATGACAATACTGGTAGTATTTCTAAAATAATAGATAGATGAATATAAGCACAAATCCAAATAGTTCGTTCCCAAGCCAAGTCGTTAGTGACGAGGAAAAAAAGAGCTTTGAGTATGGCGTTCAAGTAGGAAGAGCTATAGAGGGTGAGTGGTTTCATGGGGGGAGAAGCGGAAACAGGTTTGCCACTAACTGGAACAGATACCACAACCTTAAACTATACGCCAGGGGTGAGCAGCCAATACAGAAGTACAAGGATGAGTTGTCTATAAACGGAGACCTTTCATACCTTAACCTAGACTGGAAGCCAGTGCCAGTGATATCTAAGTTTGTTGACATCGTGGTCAACGGCATGTCTGAAAAGAAGTACAAGATTAATGCATACGCACAAGACCCAGAGTCTATAAAGAAAAGAACAAACTACGCATCTGGTTTATTGAGGGACATTACAGCCAAGGCTGAGATAGAGCAGATAAAACAAACGATGGGTCTTGACCTATACAGCACACCAGACCAGAGTAACCTCCCAGAAACTGAGGAGGAGATATCTATTCATATGCAGCTTAAGTACAAGCCGTCTATAGAGATAGCTGAGGAGGAGGTTATAAACAACACCTTGGACAAGAATAAGTTTGAGTTAATCAGAAGAAGGTTGAACTACGACCTCACAGTTCTTGGTATTGCTGCGGTAAAGACTGATTGGAATAAGGCTGAGGGTGTTGTAATTAATTACTGTGACCCAGCTAAAATGGTTTGGTCATACACGGAAGACCCCAACTTTGAGGACATATACTATGTAGGCGAGGTAAGGTCTATAACAATACCAGAACTTAAGAAGCAGTATCCATTTATTTCTGAGGAGGAGCTAGACAGGATATCTAAGATGGGTAACAGGACTGACTATGTTGTTGGTTGGAACGACTATGACGAGAACACGGTACAGGTTTTGTACTTTGAGTATAAGACATATATGAATCAGGTGTTTAAGTTAAAGCAAACTGGTAATGGTCTTGAAAAGATTATAGAAAAAACAGATTCTTTTAACCCACCAGAATCAGACACATTTAAAAAAGTATCCAGAACTATAGAGGTTTTGTATACTGGGGCTAAGATTCTTGGTTACGACCAGATGATTGATTGGAAACTTTCTGAGAACATGACCCGACCATACGCTGACACTACAAAGGTTCAGATGAACTATTCAATATCATCACCCCGTATGTACAAGGGAAGGATAGAGTCTACGGTTAGTAAGATTACTGGGTTTGCAGATATGATAAACATAACAAACCTAAAGATACAGCAGGTGATATCAAGGCTTGTTCCTGACGGTGTTTATTTGGATATAGATGGGCTTGCGGAGGTTGACTTGGGTAACGGAACAAACTACAGCCCACAGGAGGCGTTGAACATGTACTTCCAAACGGGTAGTATACTTGGTAGGTCTCTGACCCAGGAGGGTGACATGAATAGGGGTAAGGTTCCAATCCAAGAGCTGAGTACGTCTAACGGTCAGGCTAAGATAGGTGCGTTGATAAATACATACCAGTACTACTTACAGATGATTAGAGATGTAACTGGACTCAATGAGGCTAGGGATGGTAGCACACCAATGGAGGACACCCTCGTGGGACTGCAAAAGCTTGCCGCTAATGCATCAAACGTAGCTACACGACACATACTACAGTCAAGCCTGTATTTAGCTGCCAGAACGTGTGAAAACATATCATTAAGAATAGCTGACTCTATTGAGTTTGCGTTGACAAACAACTCACTACAGGAGGCTATAAGTGCATACAATGTGGGTACGCTTCAGGAGATAAGTAAGTTACACCTACATGACTTTGGTATATACCTTGAACTTGAGCCAGAGGATGAGGATAAGGCTCAGTTAGAGCAGAACATACAGATTGCGTTGAAGTCTGGTGGCATAGACATAGAGGATGTTATAGACATCAGAGAGATACAGAACATAAAGCTTGCCAACGAAATACTTAAGCAAAAGAGAAAGAAAAAGGCCGAGGCTGAAAGACAGGCTCAGATGCAAAACATTCAGGCACAGGGACAGGCAAACGCTGAGGCTGCTGAAAAAGCTGCAATGGCTGAGGTGCAGAAACAACAGGCGCTGACGCAAGAAAAGGTTAGTATAGAGCAGGCCAAGTCTCAGTTTGAAATACAAAGACTTAGGGCCGAGGCTGAGATTAAGCGAGAGTTAATGCAGGTTGAGTTTGACTTTAATATGCAGTTGGCACAGGTGAGGGCTAACGCAGAGGGTCAGAAAGAACAGAGTATAGAGGACCGAAAAGACAAGAGAATTAAGATTCAGGGAACTCAGCAGAGTGAACTCATCAACCAAAGAAAAAACAACTTACTACCAACAAACTTTGAGTCCTCTGGAAACGATGTATTGGGTGGTATTGGTTTAGAGCAATTTGAGCCGAAGTGATTTTAAACAATTATATATTATATTATTATGTCAGAAGTAAAAGTAGACTTGTCAAAAGTCAAGCCAAAGAAGGCTAAGGAAACAGTAACTAAGTTAGACCTTTCAAAGAAAAAAGAAGATGCCGTTCAAGAGCCAAGCACAGATGAAGTACCTGTACTCAACCAACCCGAAACTAGCGGAGAAGTGGAGAAAGGAACACCCGAATCAAAACCTGAAGGCACTACCGAAGAAGTCACCAGTTCAGATGATGGGGGTGAGCAAGAAGTAGTAATACAAGAAATTACTGAAGAAGAGGTAAAGCCTGTTGTTGAAGAGACAGAGGATAAGGTTAAGGTAAACCTACCAGAGGGTGTAGATAAGCTGGTAAAGTTTATTGAAGAGACAGGTGGAGACTTGCAGGACTATGTAAGACTAAACGCAGACTACTCTACTGTGGATGATAAGGCTTTATTGAAAGAATACTATAAAAAAACAAAACCACATCTTGACGATGAGGAAATAGATTTTGTAATGGAAGAAAACTTCCTTTACGATGAAGACCTTGATGATGAGCGAGACATCAAGTTAAAAAAACTTGCTCAAAAAGAAGAGGTTTCAAAGGCCCGTTCTTTTCTAGATAATTTGAAGGATGAATATTACGAGGAAATCAAGTCGAGGCCCACGCAATCCAACGAACAAAGAAAGGCAATGGACTTTTTTAATCGCTACAAGGAGGGTGAACAACAAGCTGAGGAGTCTAGAAGTTTATTCAAATCTAAGACTAAGGACTTTTTCCAAAACGACTTCAAAGGTTTTGATTTCAATCTAGGAGAAAAGAAGTTTAGATACGGGGTAAGTAATTCAGACTCAATTGCTGAGACTCAGTCTAACATTAACAATATATTGGGAAAGTTTCTCGATGACAAGGGTAATGTTAAACAATTTGATGAGTATCATAAGGCAATGTACGCAGCCCAAAATGTTGACAAAATTGCCTCACACTTTTACGAGCAGGGTAAAGCTGACGCTATCAAGGATGTTGCTGTTAAGTCTAAAAACATAACAGGTGAAGCACCTAGACAAACGTCAAACGACAGTCTGTTTATAAATGGTTTAAAGGTTAAGGCTGTCAACGGTATTGACTCCTCCAAACTTAAAGTAAATAAAAATAAATTTAAAAATTAATAAATTATGGGACAATTTGCAACTAACGACCCGTTGGGTTCGTTTTCCTTGGTACCTACTCCTTTTAAGAGTGTTACTCAAGGTTCTTATTTAAACTTTGCTGATGGAAGCGGAAACGACTTCGCACAGCAGTATCTACCTGAAATCTATGAAGCTGAAGTAGAGCGTTACGGTAACCGTACAATCTCTGGTTTTCTTCGTATGGTTGGGGCTGAGATGCCAATGACTTCTGACCAAGTTGTTTGGTCTGAGCAAAACCGTCTACACCTTTCTTTCGAGAGTGGTATGGGTGGAGGAGGAGCTACCGTTGCTTCTGCTATTACCATTGCTGCTGGAGGAACTTTAGTTTCTGATGTAGCTGGTGAGGATTCTGGTGGTCTTTCTATTCAGCCTATTATCCGAGCTGGTTCTACTGTAGTTATTTATAACACAGTTAGTTTAGCATCTGTTAAGTGTTTTGTTGACACTGAGCCTGTTGCTGGAGCTGGTAATAACTTTGATTTCAATGCTTATCCATACGATGCAGCTAACTTAAACGCTGTTTCTACTGCTGTTGGACAACCAGGAGCTGGGGGAAGTATTAAAATCTTCATATATGGTTCTGAATTTGCTAAGGGTACTGACTCTATGGCTGGTTCTATCACACCATCTTTTACTCAGTACAACAACAGCCCAGTAATCATCAAGGACCAGTATGAGGTTTCAGGTTCTGACGCTGCACAAATTGGTTGGGTTGAAGTTACTGATGAGGCTGGACTTTCTGGATACCTATGGTACTTGAAGGCTGAAGGTGAAACTCGTCTACGTTTTCAGGATTACTTAGAGATGGTTTCTATAGAGGGTGAACTTGCTGCTGCTGGTTCTGCTGCTATTGGACGTTCTGCTGGTGGAATTACTCCAGGAGCCGCTGCTCCAAACGTAAAGGGTACTGAGGGTTTGTTTGCCGCTATTGAGGCACGAGGAAATGTTTATAACAACTTCTCTGCTGCAACTGGTTTAACTGACTTTGACAAGATTCTTGCCAACCTAGATAAGCAGGGTGCTATTGAAGAAAACATGCTTTTCTTGAATCGTAACACTTCCTTAGATATGGATGACATGCTTGCTGCTCAGAACTCTTACGGTGCTGGTGGTACTTCTTACGGAGTATTTGAAAACAGCTCTGAGATGGCTTTGAACCTTGGATTCTCTGGATTCCGAAGAGGTTCTTATGACTTCTATAAGACCGACTGGAAATATCTTAACGATGCTTCTACTCGTGGTCTTACTGAAGACATCGATGGAGTTTTGATTCCTGCTGGAACAACTACTGTTTACGACCAAATGCTAGGTACTAACATTCGCAGACCATTCTTACATGTACGTTACCGTGCATCTGAGGCTGATGACCGAAGAATGAAGTCTTGGATTACTGGTTCTGTAGGTGGTGCTGCTACTTCAGGAGAGGACGTAATGAAGGTTCATTTCCTTTCTGAGCGTTGCTTAGTAACTCAGGCTGCTAACAACTTCGTGTTGTTCAAGTCTGTCTAATTCTAACTTTATAAACTTGGGGTTGCATTATGTGGCCCCAAGTTTTATTTTTTAACTATTTAATTATATTATATCATGGCGAGACCTAGAAAAATAACAACACCTCAAGTAGAGGAGGTTGTACAAGAAACTGAAACTGTAATTGAAGCTCCAGTAGCTCATGAGCCAGTTGAGGTAAAAAAAGAAACTAAAAAGAAAGACGAGTGGGAGATTAAAGCCCGTCAATATTATTTGGCTGGAAGTAAGTCACCGATAACTTTCACACTAGCAAGTAAGCACACACCAAGGCATCCATTACTTTGGTTTGATGAAAAAACAAATACACAGAGAGAGATACGTTATGCTACAAATCAGAAGAGTTGCTTTGTAGATGAGCAGAACGGTTCTGTCACGCTGGAACATATTGTTTTTAAGGATGGTGTGTTAAATGTGCCTAAAGAAAAGCAGAGTTTGCAAAAACTTTTATCTATTTATCATCCACACAACGGTAGACTTTACAATGAGTTTGACCCAGTACAAGAGGCTGAGTATGGACTAGAGGACTTAGAAATAGAGCTTGACGCTATGACGGCTGCCAGGGAGATAGACATCGACCATGCTGAGGCAATTCTAAGAGCAGAGAGTGGGTCTGGTGTATCAAAGATGACAAGCAAGGAGATACGAAGGGACTTGATGGTAATGGCTAAAACAAATCCAAGGTTATTTATTAGTCTAGCAATGGACGATAATATACAGCTCAGAAACTTTGCAATTAAAGCGGCTGAACAGGGTATCATTAGACTATCTCAAGACCAGCGTACATTTACATGGGCTAGTAACGGTAGAAAGCTAATGACTGTTCCATTTGAGGAGCATCCTTATTCTGCTATGGCTTCATTTTTCAAGACAGACGAGGGTATGGAAATATTTTCATCTATCGAGAAAAAACTAATGTAACAACGTAATATATATTATAGGGTTAGGTCAGAACAAAACTGGCCTAGCCTCTATAATTAATAAAAAATAAATATGGCTATAAATGTTAACGAGGTATATAAGACCGCATTACTGATTCTTAACAAGGAGCAGAGGGGTTATGTTACTCCTAATGAGTTTAATAAAATAGCCACACAGGTTCAGTTGCAGATGTTTGAGAACTATGCAGAGGAACTAAATCAACAGCTTCGTGTCCCACAGGCTGACTCAGATTATTCGGACAGGATAATGAACACCGATGAAAAGCTTTCTATATTCAAGTCTTTCGGTGATGCAACGTACGATAACGCCACAACACCAACCACACCTTATTACACACTACCAACCGACCTATATCGCTTAGGTACAGTGGTTTACACTGGTGTAAATAACAGTGAAGTGGAGCTACAAAGGCTACAGAGAAATGATTTTTATAACATACAGAAGTCGTTACTAACAGCATCGACAAAATACTTTCCGACATACCTTTACGAAAACGAAAGACTTTACGTTAAGCCAAATGGTATAAATTCAGGTGTTTCTGTAAACTACCTAAGAAAACCTAAGGACCCAAGATGGGGGTACAATGTGGGTACATTGGGTCAGTACATATACGACCCTACAGTTTACGGGGAGACACTACTAAACACAGGAACAAATACACTAACAAGTAGCATCACCACTGGTCTTACTGGGGGTGAAATCAATACATACACACCAACATACACTGGCGGCTCAGGTACTGGGCTTGTAATATCTGCAAACGTAACCACACCCACAAACGTAACACTAAGTGTAACCACAGCAGGTACAGGGTATGTAGTTGGGGATGTTATTACAATTGATAATGGTCAACTGACTAATACTGGTGTTGGTAGTACTGGACCTGTAATAACACTTCAGGCATCTGATTTTAATAACGCAAGTACATACGGCTCAACGGATATAGAACTACATGTATCAGAGAGGGTTGACTTTATAATCAAGCTGTTGTTCTACTTCGGTGTAGTGATTAGAGACCCACAAATAATTCAGGTTGCCATGCAAGAAGCAAGGGCTGAGGAGATAAACGAAAAAAGCTAATAGAATATGTCAACACCAAACGGGGGTTTAATTACCGAAACAAATGAAGAATATTACGTTGGTCAAAAGGTTTACACACTTGGTGCTGCGTCAACTCAAAGTGAGTTTGTAACAACATTTGACACCGAGCTTACTGACGGTGTTGTGGGGGAGTATGACAGAAACTACTACCTACAGACAAGTAACGATAACGGGGTAACCTGGGTTACCGTTGCATCGGAGGTTAAAACAAACACAAGCACGACTATAGTAAGTGGTACAAACGCTGTACCAGTAGTTTTAGGTCCAAGCATACTTGTAAGGGTAGCCTTATTCGTGACCGCATTAGAGTCGAATTACGGGGGTTACTCGTACATCAAGCTTGGCGATATCATAAACAACTTCTTAATCGCTTACGTTGGGGCTGGTAAGCTTATACCAAGCGTCAAGAGGACCGATGTTATCTTTCACGCAAAGAGAGGTTTACAGGAGTTTAGCTACGACACACTAAAGAGTGTAAGTTCAATAGAACTAACTGTGCCAGCAAGCCTTAGTATACCACTACCACAGGACTACGTCAACTACGTCAGACTCTCTTGGATAGACTCTATAGGTGTAAAGCACATTATATATCCAGCTAACAATCTAACAATCAACCCAGTACAAAGCCCAGAGCAGGACTCTACGGGTGGGATTGTGCAGGATGGTTTTGGTACCAATATACAGCTTGAGGCTCAGACGGATGAAAGGTGGAATACAAACAACCCAAACCAAATAACAGGTATATTTAACCAAGACCAAGTGAACCAAGGATACGATTGGTGGGGATACGGTCAGGGTTACGCTTGGGGATACGGTGGCTACTTTGGGCAGAGATACGGATTAGACCCAGCATTGACACAGAACAACGGGTGGTTTACTGTAAACGAAAGAACTGGCTCGTTTAGCTTTTCAAGTGACCTAGCTAATAAATTGGTTGTTGTGGAGTATGTGTCTGACGGATTGGCTTACCATGAAGACTCTAGGGTTCCTAAGATGGCAGAGGACGCAATGTACTCACACCTTGTTTATAGTATACTATCGACACGGATAAACCAGCCAGAATACGTTGTAAGACGCTGGAAACAAGATAGATACGCCAAATTAAGAAATGCTAAGATTAGACTTTCTAACCTCAAGATAGAGGAACTTACCCAAGTAATGAGGGGTAAATCCAAGATGATTAAAAACTAGAATTAAATGGCAGAAACTAAAAATGTTTTTCTTGGGGCTAAGATGAACAAAGACCTTGACCCAAGGCTTGTCTCAAATAGAGAATACATAGAGGCTAGAAACGCTTCGGTTACAGACTCTGCTGGTGGTGACTCAGGGGTGTTGGAGAATGTTCTTGGTAACATAGAGCTGACAAATTTTGGTTTATCAGACACCAATCTAAAGATTATAGGTTTCTATGTGGACACTACTAACGACAGGTTGTTTGCGTTTCTAACTAACTACACGGACTCATCTGCCACGAGTCTAACAAACCCTGCACCAGCTGCATCGGGTCACTACATAGCTGTATATAACACAATATCAAACGATTACACAGTCTTGGTGGGTGGCAGCTTCCTAAACTTTTCAGACACGCACGAAGTTCTAGGTATCGACCTTATAGAGAACCTGCTGTTCTTTACTGACAACAGAAACCAGCCAAGAAAGATTAACGTAAACCTAGCGTTAGCAAACCCATACGGCTCCGCAAACCCATACTACACATCTGAGGACCATATATCTGTGGCTAAGTACTACCCTTGTTTGTCCCCAGACATAACCACACTAAATGGTGACGGTACTTTGTTTGATGGTTCTGTATTACAGATTCAAACAAATGTAACAATTTCAACAGCAACTCCCACCTCACCATTTTTTACAGTTGGAACTGCTGGTGTAACTACAAGTGGAAGCGGATTAAATGGGCTTGAATTTAATTTATCAATGCTTTCTACTGGAGCAGTTAATCGATATACGTTGTCATCTGCAACAATATCTTCTGCCTCAACTTTTACTGGATACTCACCAGGCGATACAATAACAGTACCCGAAGCCTCACTACCAGCAACTGCCTCTGGAGACCTTGTACTTTTAGTAAGCAGGGCAAACATGGCTAGGACACCCTCTATGTGGGATGTTACAAGCCCATTACTACCCGATGGGACTACATCAAACCCATACTACGATGCTACGTTTACTGGTGACAAGCAGTTCCTGTCAGACAAGTTTGTAAGGTTTAGCTACAGGTTTAAGTTTGAGGACAACGAATACTCCTTAATAGCACCATTCTCTCAGGCTGCATTTATACCAAAGCAGGACGGATATTTTTTAGAGGACTCAATACCTACAAGTGTGTTGGACAATGACGCTAACAGCGATGAGTTAAATACCCTCAAAAGCACTGTGGTTGATTTCTTTGAGAACAAGGTAAACAAGGTTGATATAAGCATACCAATGCCTGATGGTGTGACTCTGGGTAACGCCACAACCAACCTTTATGACAAGTACAAGGTGACAGAGATTGATGTATTGTTTAAGGAGTCTGACGGAACAACTATAAGGGTAATAGACACAATAACATTTGATGAGTTAGAGACAGCCACTGGCATCGACTATGTATACTCATACGACTCTTCAAAACCAATAAAGGCTTTACCATCAAAGGAGACAATAAGGGTCAGTGACAGGGTACCATTAAGGGCTAAGGCTCAGGCAGTTGCAGGAAACAGGGTTATGTATGGTAACCTAACACTAAGGAGCGCATCACTAGATTCCTTAAACTACACTGTGACAGCAGCTGGTAAGGTTTCATACGGAACAGACAGCTCTACATCACAAAGGGAGTACCCAAACCATACACTAAAGCAGAACAGAACATACCAGGTGGGGGTTGTTTTATCTGACAAGTATGGAAGACAATCAGATGTTATACTATCCCCTAACTCAACAGT